GTGCTGTCCGCCCTCTGCGCAAACGCCCACACCTCGATCACGCCGGCCGTCGTCGTCGCGCCGACCGTGATTTGGCCGGCGAGCCCGATGATCTCGTCCTTGTTGGTGGCGTTGCTGTAGCTCGTCGAGCAGCGCCCGACCGTCAGGCCGCTGGACGACGCCAGCGAAGCCAGCGTGATCGTGAGCGCCGATGACGCGCGGTAGGTGTTGAGACTCACGCGTTACTCCAGTCGGCCGTCGGTTATGGCCACCCACACGGCGGTCCGGTCCACCGGATCTGGCACCTGCGCCAGCGACGCCAGCGCGTCAGCGTGCTGCGCCTGGAACGTCACGCCGGCCGCGATCTCAACGCCGACAAGCTGCTGCAGCGTGGCGCGCACCATGGCGCTGTCCAGGCGCAGGCGGCCCTGCTCCAGCAACGGCTTGACGTGCCGGTAGGTGAGCTGCGTCTGGATCAGGTCGAGCAGCGCGTTGCCCACGCTGAGGCCTAGCACCTCGAGCACGGTGCCATTGCCCACCTCGCGCGCCACGTAGCGCGTGCGGCCGGCAGACAGCGCGGTCACCAGCGCGTCAACGTCACGCGCGTCGGCCAGCGCCTGCAGCGCCGAGTCGGCGGCGATGGCCGCCTTGATCTGGTCCACGGTCATGCTCACGCCGTCACCTCGCCATGTAGCTCTGCGCGACCGTGATGCGGTGCTCGGGACGCCGAAACCGCGGCCGGCCGGCCATTCGGAGGGCCGTCTCTACAAGCTCGACGCACTGCCAGCGGCGGGGGCGCTCCAAGGGCTCGCGCAACACGAACCCGGCAATCGCGCCGTAGTCGTAGCCGCAGCCGATCTGCTCTCGCGCCCAGGCGATGGCGGCGGCGGGCTCGGGTACATCGACGCGAACGCGCGTGTGCGCGCTGTAGCGGGCCATGAACTCGTCGGCCGGCGTCTCGACCACGCCTGCAAACGCCCGCGCCTCGATGACCGTGCCGTCGTCGGTGAGCAGGCCGCAGTGGCTCCACTGGTCCCACCAGCTCGACGCCCGGATCAGCCAGCCGCCGACGGTGCGGCTGCGGGAGTAGACGACGTAGAGGTGCGCTGCCATGGGCGCAGTCAGCTGCGATCAGCGCGCCATCGCTTCGATCGCGGCGCCGGGCGCGGTCGCATCGCCACTGGCGTCGGACCGCGCGGCCTCTACGCTGGTGCGCTCGCCGGCCGCGAGGCGCGCGTCGATCTTCGCCCGCAGGTAGGCGCGCCGCTCGCGCAGCTTGTCGATCTGGCGGCCCAGGCCCTGCGACACCTGCACCAGCTGCTCGAGGCTCATGTCGGCCAGGTTGACAGAGAAGGTCGTGCTCCCGTCGGCGTTGGTCGTGACTTCGTGCTGCATGCTGTCCTCCGGTCAGGTGTTGGTGATGCGCAGCGTTGAAGCGTTCAGCGTGAACGTGCCGGCGCTAGTCACGACGTCCGAGCCAAAGTCGTTGACCACAATCAGCTCGTCGGCCGCAGCCGCGCCGCCGCGGCTTTTGTAGTACACCGCTTTGCGCGCCGTGATCGTGCTGGCCGGCCACGTCGTCCCGCCCAGGCTGATATCCAGCCGGTCGTTGACCGTGTCCAGCGTCACCGTCACCGTGACCGTGTTCCCGCCTGCGGTGTAGCCCGTGCCCGTGACCTCGTTGGTCACGTCGTCGCGGAAGTCATGGGTGTCCTTGTTCTCGGTGTACGTCGCCGTCGTCAGGAGCACGCGGAAGGTGTCCGTGTCGAAGTCGATCGATCCGCGAGCCCACAGCTCGAGCGCCCGGTTGTAGATCAGCGAAGGCATGCCGTGCTCCTGGTAGAAGAAAGGGGCGCCCGCGCGCCCCCTCCGTGATGGGCCTACTGCGTGCCGTCAGCTATCAGCTGAACGCCAGGCCGCGGATGGCGGCAGGGCGGCCGCACACCATGCGCGGGTGCGTGGCGATCGCCACCTGCATGGCCTTGGTGCCAAGCGCGTCGGTGACGGGCTTGCTGCCCATGTAGTAGGGCTGGCCGAGGCCGCCGGCGCCCACCGACTCCATCGTGTCGTTCGGCGCGAAGGCCTGCCAGAACGTGTCGGGCACGCCCAGCGGGAACGCAACGGCCTTGTTGGCGGTGATGGCCACCGAAGCCGTGCCGCGGTAGCGCTCGAACGTGACGCCGCCGAAGCGGAAGTTGTCGATGTCCTTCAGTCCGGCGCGCAGTTCCGCCGCGGCCGTGAAGTTCAGGTAGGTGTCCCGCACGGCCTTGTTCTCGATCAGCGCCGCCCAGAAGCCGTCGCTGCAGAAGCAGTGAATGCCGCTGAACTCCAGGCCGTCGAGCGCGCTCTCGATCGGCACGACGATCTTGTTGAAGATCTCCGCGCGCGTCTTCGTGGCGTCGGTGTTGAAGGCGATCGACTGCTCGGCCGGCGCGGCGCCAAACTCGGTCGAGCCCGGCGCGAGCAGCACACCCATGCGCAGCGACTCGAGCGTGAGGTCGATGTGGCGGCGCAGCCGGCGCACCAGGCGGTCGCGGCGGTCGGTGATCACCTCGACGGCGGCATTGGGGCCGGCCCCGCGCGCGTTGAGCGCCTCGTCGGCGTACACCGCGCCCTCGTCGCCGTAGCTGGCGGTCGTGAAGGTGTGCACCTTGCGCTTCTCGAGGCCCGTCTGCGTGCGCGGTGCGCCGCGGGCGATGGCCGACAGCACCTTCGCCCCGTCGGTGGTGCTCTCCTCGACGGCGAACGTCGTGGCGGTCAGGCCGACGGTTTCGAACAGACCCAGCTCGCCGAGGCGGCCTGGGATGAACGGCGCCTTTTCGAGCGAGCGCACGAGGTTCTCGCGCGTGAAGTAGTCGCGGAAGATGTCCATGATCGGGGTTCCTTCGGTGGTTGCTCGAGGTGCGTTGTCAGGCGGCGCGCAGGAGGATCTCGAGCGCCAGCAGGTCGGCCGTGCCGTTGGTGATTGCGCCAGCCGCCTGGGCGTTCCAGTTCAGCTGTGCCGCCTTGACCTCGGCGTGCCGCGCGATGATCGTGGCGATCTGCGTGGCCGCGACGTCGGCGACGTCATAGGCCAGGATGCCGCGGGCCACCTCGGTGCCGTCCGCGGCGCCGTCGTTGTAGACCGTCCACTGGCCCGACGCGGTGATGCGGCCGAGCACGGTGCCGGCGACCATCGCGGGCGCGGCGACGGCGATCGTGACCTGCTCGCGGCTGATCGACCCGTTCGCCTCGGAGACGAGGAACTCGAGCGGGCGGGCGGGTTCGTTGAAGGTCGGCATGATCTACCTCGACAGGGTGATGGGGTTGCGTGGTTTACTTCTTGGCCTTGCCGCCGCTGGCGACCTGGTCCATCAAGCTCTTCTGCACGGCCTCGATCGGCTTCTCGTCGTCGCCCTTTCCGGCGGCCGCCGGCGCGTACTGGCCGAAGTCGACGACGGGCGGGCGGCCCTCGATCTCGAGCAGGTAGGCCTCGCGCTGCGTGACCTTCTTCGCCTGGTCGCCCTCGCCGAATTCGATGGTGGCGTCGGTGTCGGCCAGGCTGGCGGCGAACGACACCAGCTGCGCGCGCTGGGCCTTCAGCACCTTGCCGGCGGCGATTGCGGCGTCGACGCGCTGCTCGATCGCGGCCCGGGCGAGCTTGCCCTCGGCCTCGGCGACATTCGCCTCGCGCCGGGCGATGCCGGCCTCGCGCTCGGCGAAGTCGGCCGGCTTCTGATTCGCCTTGAGCGTGGCGTTCTCGGTGGTGAGCGCGGCCACCTGGGCCTGCAGTTCGGCGATCGTCATGGGGTTGTCCTCGGAGAATGCCGGCATGACGCCGGCGGTGCTTTCGGCCTTGCTCTGCCTGGCGTCCTCGGCGGCCTGCTTGGCCGCGTCGTCCACGCTACCGATCAGGTAGCCGGGCACGGCCTTGTCGGCCGCGTCGACGCCCTTCTCGGCGATGATCCACTCGCGCAGGCCGCGGAAGAGCGAGGCGATCGAGCTGAAGCCCCAGGCCTCGTAGTCGCTGAACTCGACCACGCCATCGGACTCGCTGAAGCTCACGTCGCGCAGGCCCTTCACGGCCGGAGGCTGCGCGCCCAGGAAGCCGACGTGGCGCAGGTACAGCGTGCCAGGCTTCGGGTTGCCCGGCGCGTCGGGCAGATACCACGAGGCGCTTCGCTTCTTGAAGCGCCCGGCCTGCACCATCTCGGCGAATTCGGCGTCGACCTGGGCCGGATCGGCCACGATCTCACCGGTGGCCTCGTCGAATGCGATCGAGCCGACCCAGCCGTAGGCCGGGTGGTTGTCCTTCGGGTGCCCGACGACGATCGGCGCCTCGTGCACCTTCGGATCGTAGGCGGCGACGGCATCGCGCAGCGCGCTCGCGCTGAACTCCAGCGTGGCGCCGCTGCTGGCGGTGTGCCGTCCCTTGCGGAAGATCGTGAACCGCTTCATGCGGCGGCACTGTATTCGGGCGGCCAGGGCGCGAAAACCCGCAAGTAGTAGCCACGGAGATCACGGCATTAGGGTTTGTCCCATTGTCTGCACCCTGCGCCGCAGGGTTATAGTGGACCAATCGCAGCACCCGAAGCACGGAGCCAGATGATGATCAAGTCCCGCTCAGCCGAAACCAGCAACATCGCCGCCAGCGCCATCCGGCAGGCGCTGCGCGAAATGTTCGGCACCCGCCGCTACCGCATCACCCGCGGCGGCGAAATCCACGCCTACGGCGTCATACCCAACAGCAACGTCAGAGGCTGGTGGCTGTACGGCTGGGTTGGCGACAGCGCCACCATGCGCCGCCTCGGCGTCGACGCCTGACCGACGCATCGATCTGATCACACAGGAGAGACCATGTCAGCAGACATTTCCCGTCAGACGATCCGCCCGCAGTACGGTGTGCAAGAGATCCACGTCTACGCGCGGCCCGAAGACGATCAGGAAGGCGTGTGGCTGCGCCTGATGTCGTCCGGCATCTATTCCGCGTCATACCTCACCGTGCCGCAAGCTCAGGCTTTGGTGGCAGCGCTGGGTGACGCGATGCGCGCGAAGACGGAGGGTGCGTGATGGCGGCGCTGTATTGCGAGGCGCTTTACAACGAGCGCAGGCTTGCCGATGCCGAGGCGGCCGCAGATTGGGCCGCAGATCGCGTGCTGCAGAACATGACCCTGTACACGGAGTGGCTGGCCGATCAATGCGGTCACGCCGAGTTTGTGCCGATTGGCTACGTTCCGCGAGACGCCGTCGACCTTGACCTGATGATCCGCTCTGCCGACGTGCCCATGCTGGCCGCGCTGTCGCTGTACCCGCGCGCCGACGTCGCTTTTGCTGCCTGCCAGGCCCTCCGGGACAGATACGCCAACGACCCCGGGACGAAGGCGAACATCCGCTCCGCTGCCGGGCGCTGGGAAGGGCATCTGTGATGCCCGGCACCAGCATCGTCAAGTCGATCAGCATCGAAAACCTCGTCAACCAGCGCGAGGCTGTGCGCGCACGCCTAGAGGCAGCCCGCGCCGCGCTGGCAGAGGTCGACGCGATCGTGAGCGTGATCAACCAAGGCGGCCAGCGC